CCGGCCACCCAGACTTTGCCCTTCAGGCCAAGATACTGCACAGCGAGGATCACCAGCGCGGCCGGCGTACCGCTCGACTGCACGCTGCTGGCCGTCATGGTGTTGATGGCGTCGCTTGACGGAAACCATGGCGTGTAATCGACATCAATGTCGGTCTGGTCAAACGGCTGCTTGCGGACGGTCTGCATGACTTAGCCCGCCGCGCGCAGGTAGGCGTCCTGCGCCGATTCGCTCATCTTCATGAGTTCTTCTTCATAGCGCTCGGGGTCGCTCGCTTGCAGGCGATCCAGGTTGGCGTACTTGCCCGCTTCGGCGTTCTCGGTGGCAGCGGCAGGCACTAGTGCCAGGTTGGGCGGCTGCACCGGCTTGGCAGCTGCGGTTTTGGCTGGCGCTGGCGCTGGCGCGGCGACAGCTGCGGCCTTGCCCATGCCAGCAGCCACCATCTTCTTGTTGGCAGCTTCCAGAATCTGGTGGGCGTTCATCGCCTGGCCGGCTTCACTGTTAGCCACCGACACCACCACCGATTCAAAGATCTGGTAGGTTTCCGGGTTCACGCGATAGCCATGCTCATCGGCAAACTTCGCTGCCGCGTCATACCACGCCTGCTGCGCGGCTTGCTGCTGCATCTGCGCGGAAATGTTCGCGGTCTGGATGGCCAGCTTCAATTCCAGCTTTTCTTCGGCGATCTCGTCTTTCAGCGCCTCGTAGGCGTCGTGATCAATCTCGCCGGCGTTGTACTGCGTGCGCGCATCGGTGCGGCGTGCGTCGAGCGCGGCCAGCTTGGCGTCGGCGTCGTCAGGCGCAGCTGCTACGAATACAGGCGCGACTTGCACCGGCGCTGCTGCCGGTTCTGCGCTTTTGGCTTCAACAGCGGGGGCGGGCTCAGCGTCGGCGACGGGCGCAGCTGCGGCTGCATCGTCCAGCACTGGAGTGCCAACAGCAGCAGCGCCATCATCCGCCTTTGCGGCCTTGTCTTCTGCGTCGTCAGTCTTGCCATCATCGCCCAGTCCTTTGATTTCCAGATCATCTTCGTCATCGTCGCTGCCGTCCAGCAGCGCGGCGCGCTCGGCATCGGTCAGTTCGTTCAGTTCATCGTCGCTGTATTTTTCGATAGGCATTATGCAATTGCTCCTTGGGGCGGTTGGCCGGGGTCCGGCATGGGTTGTGGGGGTGGTGCTGGTGGTGGCATCGGCGGCAGGCCGGCAGCGGCAATGTTCGCCGCGTGCGCGCCCTTCCAGCCAGCTTGGTTCAGGAGCGCGTCACCGACCGTGGCGACCGTAGGCGAGGCGATCGCCAGCGTGGCAGCGGTCATCGCGTCGTTGGCAGCGAGCATTGATGCGCTGATGGCCAGCTTGTTGACGCGGTTTGTTTCGGCCTTGATGCGGTCCGCTTCGGCCAGCGTCTTGCCAATGGTCGCTTCCTGATCGCGCATGGCCAGTTCTACCTGCTGCTGCTGGAGCTGCTGCGCTGCTGCCTGCGCCTGCGCCGCTTCCTGTTCTTCCGGCGTTGGCTCGGTCGCGTCCGGGTCGCGCTGTCCGCTCATCTTGCGCAGGCGCTTGACGATCTCGTCGCGGTTCTCGATGTCCATGCTGTCGACCACCAGGTCAAGCATCTGCACCACCACTTCGGGCGGCAGCTTCATCATCAGTTCGGTTAGCTGCTCGGTCTGGGCCTGACGCATGGTTGCGCGCCAGTCCGCTTCGCTGATCACAAAATCGGCTTTGGAGCGGGTAATGTCGTTCTCAGGCAGACCATCGTTGACGGTGATAAATTCAGGCGAGCCGCGCATGTTGGTCACGCGGAACTGCTTTGCTTCGGTGGCGTACTGCTCGATCAGCGACAGTTCGATCTCGCCCACCATCTGCACGGCCAGGCGCAGGTTGTCGAACAGCTTGTTGGTCGCCACGCTGCCCTGCTCCTGGCGCTTCTCCACCGCGATGCCCGATACCGCATTGGTCGAGCGGCCCAGCAGCTCGTCGGTCACGCCGCCTACCTGCTGGATCATGCCGATGTCGACGCTCATCTGGTTCATGTGCTCGGCGCCCAGCTGGCGGTCGGCGTTCAGGTCGATCTTGTAGCCCTTGCGGTACGTGATGATGCCGTCCGGGCGGCTCACCTCGTCGGCAAACTCGTCGATGGTCATGCCGTCGGGCAGCGCGCCATCTTCCATCACCACCTTGTTGGTCGACAGAATGTGCAGCGCTTTCGATGCGCGCTTGTTCACGGCGTCCTGAATCGGGCGGATGCCCCGAATAATGCCATAGGGCAGGCCGTCCTTGTCGCGGCGATAGCCCCACACCGGGACAAACTTGAATTTGTTGTGTTTGAACGGCGTCGGGCCGTCATAGAGCATGTCGTTTTCCGTCATCAGCGCCACGCGCATGACCATCTTGCCCTTGCTGACGATCGTGGTGGTGTTGCCGGCCTTCTCCGCAGCGTGGCCTTCATGCTCCGGGTCGTATTCCTCGCCGTTGAACATGCCGCCGCGCATCACCTGCACGTTGACCGGCGCGCGATACCAGAATTCAATCAGGCGCACACGGCGGCGGCGGAACATGTCACCCGCGCCCATGATGCTCATTTCGTCCATGGACTGCTCTTGCGAGTCCATCGGGCCATCGCCGTTGGCGTTGTCGTAGCTGCCATACGTGGCCGAATCGGTCACGGCTCGCTTAATGCACGCTTCACGGTCCGACGCCAGCATGACGGCAATGTCCTCATCGACCCACTTGGCGCGCGCGATGTAGCGCCAGTCCGAGCAATCGAGCTCGGTGCCGGCCGAATCCCACAGCATGTTGCGCCAGCTTTCATAGCGGAAACGGATCTGCTCGTCGTCGTCCATGTCGTTGATGTACGATTCCAGCCAGCCGATGCCGACCTTGACGGTATCCTCGAAAGCGCGCGAGCGGTGGAACGGCGAACGGTTCACGTCCGACAGGTATTTCATGTACTTGCTCTTGCGCTCAGCCGGCTTGGCGTCTTCCTTGCCGCGCGGCTGCACCTTGTAATCCGTGCGCCCGCGCTTCTCCGACCCGATCACCCAGTTGATGGTCTGGCCCAGCACGTTGTACACAATGGGGGCTTGGCCACGATCGCGCAGCGCGGCTTTTTCTTCTTCCGTCCACTGGATATGATCGTAGTAGTCGGCGTCGATCGACTGTTCAAGGCGGTTCGTTTCCTGCCGCTGCATTTCCGCACGGTACAGCCCCATCAGGCGCCGGTGCAGCGCCTTGTTGCGCTCCGAGTCCAGCGCGTGCGCCGGCGCTTCTTCCTTCTCAGGCTCTCCGACCATGCTCTGACCATCCGGGCCTTGCGCGTGGTGCCGGGTGGTCTTTTCGTCTTGCAGATCGAACATGGTCAGTTCCTGAGTTGGTTAAAGTTGCTCGGTTGACTGGTAGTCCAGCAGCTCCACCGTTCTGGTTTTGCCACCAATCGTCACGGTAGCATCCGCGCCGATCACCGTTGTGGTCGGGTTTTCAGGCATCGACAGCAGATCGCCCAGGTACATATTGATCGCGTCGGCCACCTTGTGCGCATTGGCCAGATCGTCGGCAAATCCCAGATCGCGGTTGAAAATGACAGCCGCGCGCGCGAGATAAGTTGCGTCATTGTATTTAAATGCCGACGATAAAGCTATCACAGCCGGTTTAAACCCGTTTCGACGGTAGCGCGGCACCAGCACCAGGCACGGCTCGACGTCCTCCTGATCGGCATTGAACAGCCATGAGCCGAAGCAAGCGATGTCCTTGAACGGGTGCATGAAGTGGTGGCGCCGCAGGTCGATCGCCGGCGCGCTGGTCAGGCCGTCCATGGCTTTACCCCTGGCAGTGGGGTGGCGAATGGGTTCATAGCGTCCGCCTGAGCATAAAGCATGTGCGGCGGCCATTGGTCAGCCTTCGGGAAGTTTTCTTTGGCCGCTTGCTGCCCTATCAGATAGCCCATCGCCTTGGTGTGCGCCTGATTGATGGCTTGCTGCATGGCCGGGCGGCTTTTCTGGCTGACTGCTGCGACCGCTGGGCCCTCATCGTCCACCGGGTCGAAGCGCTCGCGCATATCAAAGTGCGTCATCACGCCCAGCGAACCATCGGGCGAGCGCACCAGGTAGTCGCCGGTGGGCAGCGTCAGGCCCTTGATGGTCATCACAGGCGGCAGGTTGCCTTTGGATTCGATGGTATAGGTGTCCGTGCGCGCCAGCTTTGTCACATCGTCAATCGTATCCATGGTGAAGCGGGCCGCGGTGAACACGGGCAGTTTTTCGGTGTACTTTTGCATTGATTCTCTCCGTTAATAGTCTAAGTCTATCGGGTTAAGGTCTAAACCCGAGAATTTCGGCATTTCTCATCAGGTGCCGATAGCCTGACCCTATCAATTCGTGCGCCAGTTGCGCGTGCGCTTCTGTGTCTGTGCAGTTCTGGTGCCGGTCTGATCAATCTGGCCCCACTGGCGAATGGCGTCTGCATAGTTGGAATACCGATCGTGCAGCGGCTGCTCTGTGTACACGTCCAGCTTCTCGTTGTACTTCTTGCGGTAGTTGTCAAGCGCGGCCAGCCCGTCTGCGCACTCGGTTTCGTCAATGAACACGTTGCCCGACAAGCGCATGCGGGTCTGGTTGATGCCGGTCATGACCTGCTCGATACGCGGCACCACTTCAAAGCGATGACCGGGCAGCAGCGTTTGCAGTATCTCGGTGGCGCTCTTGCCCGTTTGCAGGCTCTTGTTGGCGGCGTCGTGCGGCAGAAAGTGCGTGCCGCCATACACATAGCCGCGGCCCAGCAGATAGGTAGCGTAGTGGTCTAGCGACTCGCCGCTGTTCTCGTAGCAGTGGATAAAGCGGTGCTCGCCGGCGACGAACTGATAGAACCAGATTGCGGTGGTGTCGTTGAACCCGAGATCCCAGAACGTCGACACCGGCACACCAGGTTGATACGGCACGCGGCGAATGCGACCCGCTGCACGCAGCTTCTGCATTTCGTTCAGATAGTACGCACCCTTGATCTTGCTGCCCTTCCACAGCCCTTTGAGCAACGATTCGCGTTCCTCCGGGTCCATTTGCAGCAGCGCCTCACGGTAGCCGGTGCCAGAGAGGTGTTTATTATCAGACAGCTTGGCCGGAATGAAGCGGCGCCGCATGGTCGTGACCGTGCCCATTTCCTCATCGATGATGTCGACCGGCAGGTTGGTTTCGCGCCCGTCAGCCTGAATGCCCCAGCGCGTCATCACCCATTTCTGCCCCGGTCCGTCCGGGTTGGTGGTGGCGCGGATATACCGCGGCAGCGTCAGATCAGCCGACCGG